TACTTCGTTTTTAGATTCATCAGCAATAAGAAAAGCTATCACTCGTATTCCTGATTATGGTCAGTTAAACATAGCGTTTATAGCAAATGCAAACTTCAATCCATACTTCTCGAATGATGAGTATAACATTAAGGAATCTTTACAAAATACTTGTACAACTACAGCTTATGATGTGTTGCTAGGTATTTGTAAGCGATTCAACTGTGGCATTTTTTACGAGTACGATAGCGTAGCCTCAAAGAATGTACTACGCATAGACCCACTACACCTTGTTCGCAGTGGTGTTCAAAATGTCGACCAATATATTGATGACCTAAAATCAGCAAAGGTTTATATCGGTGGTGATAAGATTAAAAACCTATCACTAAACAACAAAGACTTTGGATTGTATTACGATGATGAAGATGGTGATGGCACTACCATAGGGTCTACAACACAAGAGATTAATACTGATGGTGTATCTGATTTAGATATAGACTTTAAAACAGCAATATATTATAAGTCTGTTTGTGGAGATGCTACAGATGATACCTTAAACCAAAACTATGTAAATGGTGTGGTTAGCGAAAAGGAGATAGGCTTTACGCCAAACCTATTCACTCCTTACACAGATATAGGTATGAGGTTTGCGTATGTAGATAAACCACTATACAAGACCAATCTTAAAGTACCGTTTGCTATAACAAAATATCAGAGGGCTAATCTATACACAAAGACACAACGTATCTACAAGGATTGGAGTCAATTTGTATTTAATGGTAGACTAAGACATTTTAATCTTCAAGATTGGAATCTATTGGCTGAAGACGAAAGTGGGAACACTACAGACTACTATACTTTTTATACAGACAATGAAAAAATTAAATACAGTAATACGCCTACTGTAGAATTTGATATGGTAGTTCCTACAAGTGACTTAGCTGATTTAGATTTCTTGTTACAAGACTTTACAGCAACACTCATTACACAAGAAACAATCGCAGTTAAAGAAGCTAGCGGTGATGTCTATGAAGACTACGCCTATCTAACAATCAAGGGAATACTTAAATAATTGTAGATTATACAAATGGCTACTTATAACGACTATCCTCAATCAGCTACTAACAACGCAAAGAAAGTTCTTGCGTGGAAGGAGAAGTATGGTGATGAAGTAAAAGGAATGACTTCAGTGGGTTGGACTCGTGCAAAACAGTTAGCCTCAAGAAGAAAGCTATCATATGATACTATTGCTCGTATGGCTGCATTTAATCGTCACAGAAAGAATGCTGAGATTGACCCTAAATATAAGGACACTCCTTGGAAGGATAGAGGTTATGTTGCTTGGCTTGGGTGGGGAGGAACTTCAGGCATTAATTGGGCGATTAAAAAAGCTGAGTCAATCCGAAAAGGAACAGTTAAGGCTAGTGCAGACATCGCTAACCTCCCGTGGGGTAATCGCAAAAAACAGGATGATTACGCAACACAGGGTAAGAATGGAAGCATTAAGAAAAACTAAGAAGAATGGATAACTTACCATTATTTGATATATCGTTAGAAGATATTGCACAGGGGATGTACAAGATTTCTCTTGTAGACAAACCTGCTATTGAGGAAAACTTCATCTACTTCAACGAAGTTGAGCGAGTGCAGATGTTTTCTAATGACGAGAAGAAAGAAGTTGTAGGACCAATTATGATTCCTAACAAGGAAATCCTACGATTCAGTCCTGATATGGGATACTACTATGTACGCTTCACAAAGGAGACAATCGAAGAGATTATGTACAAGTATTCTAAAGAAGGGTTGTTTAACGCATTTGGTGTTAACCACTCATACGATACTGATGACGTGGTAATGCTAGAAGTTTGGATGAAGGAAAGTGATAACGATAAGTCAAAAGACTATGGTTACGACCTGCCAAACGGAACAGTATTCGTAAAGGCTAAGATTGAGTCTGACGAATTGTTTGCTTCGATTAAGAGTGGAGAGATTAATGGTTTCTCTATCGAGATTAAAGCTGATATTAAACCAACAAATAATAATGAACAAATGAATGAATTTGCTTTCGCCAAAGAACTTGGTAAGTTGGAGGCTCAATTTGAGGCTATGATGAACAAGTACGAGGCACGCATTGAAGCTTTGGAGAACGAGAACAACGTACTCCTAGAAGCTGTAACATCTTTTGAAGATAAGTTCGCTGGCGTTGAAGACTTAAAGTCTGCTATAGAAATGATTCAAAAGCACATTGAAGGTATGACTGAATCTGAAGAAGATATGGGCGTACACGAAGATGAGGAAAAAGAAGAGATGGCTTCTGACAAGGAAGAAGAAGAAATGAACTCTGAAGAAAAAGAAGAGGAAATGGTTTCTGAAGACAAGGAAGAAGAATCTTACGAGGCTACTGAAGAAGAGGTTAACGAAACAGAAGTTGAGGAGCAATTTGCTGCTGAACAGAAAGAAGAGGAAGCTGAAGAAACAGTAGAAGACAAGACAGTAGTTTTTAATGGTATCACTCCTGAAAAAGTGAATATGATTAATAACTTCTTTAATCGCAAGTAATTATTGTAAATTAAGTAAAACGAACTTTTTTAAAATTCATATAAAATGAGTATTTCTATTTCTTCATTGCCATATGGTGACAGACGTCCTGACCTGTTTATCGATGCAATGGTAAAATCAGCGGCTGTATTAAACCGCTTCCGTCTAATTGACGGTGTAAAAGCTAAAGTAAACGTACCAATCTTTGATGCTTCATTGACTTTCGGTAACGACCTTTGTGTATTTGATTCTCAATCTACTGCTTCAGTAGGTGAAAAAGAGATGACTGTTGAAACTTACAAGTGGGCTTTCCTAAACTGTAAGGATGCACTTGAGTCTTCTTACCGTGGCTTGTTGTTGAAGCAAGGTCAGCACAATCCTGAAACTATGGATGCTGAATTTAAGGATTGGGTATTTGACTACTTCGCAAAACTTTCTGCACAGAAGGCTTTGGAACTAGCAGGTACTGAAATCACTACTGAGTTGGCTGCAGATGCTGACGTATTGGACTACGATACTAACGCTACTATCAGCTCTTCTAACATCCTAAGTTTGATGGAAGGTGCTTACGGTACAATGAGTGACGTAATGTTGGCAGCTGTTTACGGTGACGCTGACCGTGACTTCAAACCTGCTTACTTCTTGGGTACTGCTGCTATGCAAGCTTACCAAATCGCTATCGCTGGTTTGTACACTACCACTCCTCAAGGTGTTGTAGAAGGTGGTATTCCTAACTACTACGGTATGGAAGTTATCCACATGGCTTCATTGCCTGCTGACGAGTTTGTTATCTCTGCTCCACAGAACATCGTGATGTTGACAGATGACTACAATGACGTACGTGCTATCGATATGAAGTACGAAGCTGAATTGTCTTCTGATAAAATTTGGGGTCAGTTCAAGCTTGGTTTCTCTTACTTGAAGGGTGAGGAAATCGTATACGCAAAGAACTTCGCATAATAATTGAATAATAACGGAAGGGCTTTTAGCCCTTCCTTTAATACCCTATAAAAAATGGCTTGTACTGTAACTCTTGCTGATATTAATTACACTTGTGATGACTTGGGTGTTGGTGGTATTGTTGAACTTCATATTGCTAATCGTTTAAGTGCTGAGGCTGCTTTGCAATACGACACTGATACTCGTGTTGTTAGTGCTGCATCTGCTGCTATCTCAGACGTTGTAAACATAGGATTTAATCTTAAAGATGGATTTTCTGTGTTTAGTGAAGTAAAGACTGTTAACGCTGACGGAACTACTACTACCGTACCTACAATCTCTGTAGAGCTTCCTAAGATGGATGCTGATAAAATTACTGCATTGAACCAAATCGCTAAAGGCGGTGCTGAATTAGTTGCTCTTGTTAAGACTGCTGCTGGAACTTACCACGTTAGTGGTTTGGACTACGGTCTATACGCTTCAACTGTAGACGGAAATTCAGGAACAGGACGTGGTGAAAAGAACCGCTTCCAACTTACTCTAACAGGTGAGGAAAATGGATTGTCTTACAGCATCACTGAAACTTTGTTTGCTACTGCAACTGCATAATAGCAAATCTTGTATATTAATACAAGGGGAGTGGAGTAATCCTCTCCCCTTTTTTAATAAAATAATATGGCATTTAACTGTTCGGTGGCATTAGCTAACTTAGACGTAAATTGTTTAAGTAAAAATAATGGAGGTATTAAGCGTGTAGTTCTCGGCTTAAAAGAAGACCTTTCTTTATCTTTAGACACGTCCGAAGAGAATGTTTTATTAGGTTTAACTCTTTCTGAGTTTGTTGTTTTTGAGCACAATAAAAAAGATGGTGCAACATACTTCAAGGAAACGAAGTCAATAGAACAAGGAAATGGAGTTGTAAATACAGAGATATTAGTTCGTCTTCCCGCTATTGATAGTAAGATTAATAAGATAGAACAAATGTCTTATAGAAACGATATTGTTTGTATATTATATCACAACAATGATTCTGTTACAGTAAGTGGTTGGAAAAGAGGTTTAGATATGAATTACAGTGCTTCAAGTGGTTCTTCAATATCTAATATATCTTACGTTGATGTGACTTTATTTGGAGAATCTTGGTATTCTTCTTTAGCTACAACAGATGAATCTATCATATCTTTAGGAGATACTTGGGCTAGTACAAGCACAGTTTGGAGTAACACAAATATTATTTGGTCATAATGAATTTAACAAACGAAACTATACAGCAGACATACGGAAACCTATTGACAATAGGAACTACTGCTGGCACACCAACTCAAGGAACACTCCAAAATGGAGCAGGTCAAAATGTTAGTAACTTAACGCTAGATGAGTTAGAAGTAAACAAGCTTATACAAACTCAAGCGACTATTGCTGCGAGTGGAACATCTCTTTCATCAGCAACACTATTGACAGCAGGGGTAAACCTTGTTACTTCTTCGGATGTAAATAATATTGCTGTTAAATTACCTCAACCCCAACTTGGCCTTGTAATAAATATAGTAAACACTTCAACAAGAGATATTAAAGTATACCCTTATTCTTCTACGGACAGTATTTTAGGCCGTCCTGCAGGGGAGGCTTATACTATTCCAGCAGACGGTCAGCTATACCAAGTTGTTTGTGTACAGAATCCTAACGTGGGCGTTTGGAGTGTAGTAACTCCTTACAATGGAGTATCAGCCGTAAAGAACTACACTGTTGATATGGTTGTAGGTGACGGAATTGGAACTACCGTAGGTACAGGAGGTGGTGTTGTTGCATCCGTTGACGTTATTAGTTCAGGGGGTAATGTTATACACAGAGAATTTATTTTAGGCAATAATGGGAATATGCCTTTAATGGATATAAATGAGTTTGCAGGTTTTAGTCAAGTAAGAATGAAGAGTATGGTTGTTAAAACTAACATTCCTACAGGTGACTTTTCTACTCAACCAACTGCAGGAACATTGCCTTTTGATGAAATGGGATTAACATTAGCACAGTTCAATACTTTAAAAGTATCTATGAACTCTGCTGTTTGGGATTACACAGACACAACTCAAGTTGTAACGTATTCTAGCGCAGATTTGGACAAAATGTTTTCTTCAACTTACAATGCTTTTTATTGGAACTACTTAAACGGCACTACTAGTCAAGACCCTTCTTTAGCTACTAATGGTGGGTATACTCATTACGTTGCTACTCCTAGTGACCTTGCTTACGATTCCAACAATCCAAGTACTAGATACCAAAAACACGAATTAACATTCCCGAATGTTGTTGGTGAATACTCAAATTGGGTAGACATCTTTGACACTAACGGTAATCCTGCAAGATATATAGGGTTTGATTTATCGTACAGCGATGGTTCTAATCCAGCATCAGGGTTTCCTAGTGGCTTTGAGTTTAAGGCAAGTATTAGTATTGATTGGGAGTTAAAATAATTATAAAATATAAATATGGCTTTTAATTGCTCTATACTATTAAGTGACATTGATATTAACTGTAACAAACGTGTTTCAGGTGGTATTGAAAAAGTTATTCTTTTATTACAGGATGACTTAACTGTTACGTTTGACCCCAACGATGAGACTGTAGTAACGCAAGTAGGTACAAATAACACTGTTGTTTTTTCTCACAATATAAAAGACGGTGTAACTTCTTTTGACGAAAACAAAAGTATATCTAACGCCCTTGGTGTAGTAACTACCAATATTACCGTTCAGCTACCTTCTGTTGACAATAAGATTAACAAGCTTGATTATATGAGCAGAAGAGAAGACATTGTAGCTATCCTAGTTCACAACAATGATTCT